TGGATCGCCCCGGAACCTGAGACGGCGCCGCCCGCGCCGGCCCAGCCGATCCAGATGGCCATCATCGACTTCCTGCGCCTGTTCACCCAGGCCGAGATGGCGGGGTTCAACGCCTTGCGCAAAACCGTCGCTGCGCTCTTGCCGGCCGACTACGACGATCCGTCCAAAGTCGCCCTGGTCGGGTTCGAGGTCGGGCTGACCCACTACGAGGCCCTGCGCGCCGGTCTGATCGAGCTGGACCACCCCGAGACGATCCAGTGGCTTTCACTGCTGGTCCCGCTGGGCGTACTGACTGAGGCGCGTCTGGCCGAGGTGCTGGCAGGCCAGGCTCCCGCATGATCCGCTTCGTCACCGAGGGTCCGAAGTTCCAACTGACCAGCCGCACGGAACACGGCCGGGCGGTCTGGCGCGTGGTCGAGCCCATCGTATTGCGGTTCTCCCTCGTTCCACCGGCTGTGATCGACACGGCGCGATACTTCGTGATCCCGGCCGGGTTCGAGACCGACGGCGCGTCCATCCCCTGGTGGGCGCGCTGGAAGTTCGACCCCTGGGGTCGCGTCGGCCTATCGGCCGTGCTGCACGACTATCTGCTGTCGCTCCCGACCCTGCCGAAGTGGGAGGCCGATCTGGCCTTCCTGGCCGCCCTTCGCAGCCAGGGCGTCCCGGCCTTCATGGCCACCCTGTTCTACTTCGCCGTGCGGCTCCGGCGGCACCCCGCGTCGGTCAAAACCTAGCCATGCGCTATTGTGCGGGGCGGACCTGACCACAGGCCGCGCAAGCGACCCAGAAACGTCTGCGCCATCGTCTGCGGCATGAGCCGCCCCGCCCGCCCTGCCAACCGGAACGACGCCGATCGAGCCCTCGCCGATCTGGCGCGCGAAGGCGTGGTCGAATCTGTCGACCTCGACGCCGGCAAGGCCGTGGTGCGCATCGGCGAGATCCTGACGCCGCCAATCGATTGGGACATGTGGGTCGGCGACACCACGATCTGGCTTCCTCCGACCGTAGGCCAGCCCGTCACCGTGACCAGCCCCGAGGGCGACATCGAACGCGCCTATATCAGCGGCGGCCTGTCCTCCTCCGAGATGGCCCCTCTTTTCCTGGGCGTGAAGGTCGGTATCCGTTTCAAGGACGGCGCCCTGATCACCTACGACCCCGAGGCGAAGAAGCTCTCGCTCCAACTGCCGGGCGAGGCCGAGATCACCGCCCCTGAAGGCGTGAAGCTCTTCGCTGACACCGACATCGAGGGCGACGTTAGCATCAAGGGCGATGTTTCGATCGAGGGCGGCCTGGTCGCCACCAAGGTTGTCGAGGGCAAGAATGACGTCATCGGCGGCGGCAAGAGCCTGAAGGGCCACCGTCACCCGAACGGCAACCCCTTGACCGGGGCGCCGCAATGACCGGCCTGAACCCTGACACCGGCCGCGCCATCGACCCGCGCAGCGATGAATACGTCATCCTGTCCGCCACCGATGTCCTGACCACGCCGATCGGCTCGCGCGTCATGCTGCGCGCCTACGGCTCCCACCTGTCGGATCTGGTTGACCAGCCGAATACCCCGATCACGCGCCAGCGCCTCTACGGCGCCACCGCCCTCGCCCTGCTCCTCTGGCATCGAGCCTCTCGCCTGAAGTCCGTTCGCCTGGTCGGTGAAGGCTCCAGCGCCGAGCTGCAACTCGACCTCGTCCGAACCGACCTGCCCCGCCCTCGCGCCCTCTCGATGTCCCTGCCTCTGCGCGCAGTCGCGACCCGTCACTGACCAACAAGGAACCGACCCCATGGCCCTCACGCCTCGCCGCCACGGCGTCAAGATGACCGAAGTCACCGTAGCCGGCGCTACGTTCAAGACGCCGTCGACCTCGATCTGGGGGCTGGTGGCCGTTGCGCCGAACGCCGACCCCGACGTCTTCCCGCTGAACACGCCCGTCACCGTGACCGACCTGGGCGCCGCGATCGTCGCCGCCGGCGCGGAAGGCACCCTGGCCGTCGCGCTCAAGGCCATCGAGGACCAGGTGCGCGCGATCGGAGTCGTCGTTCGTGTCGAGGAAGGCGTGGGCGCCGATGAAGCTGAAAAGCTGGCCGACCAGAACGCCAAGCTGATCGGCGGCGGCGCCGCCGGCTCGCGCACCGGCATGCAGGCCCTCATGGACGCCGAGAGCGCCACCGGCATGCGTCCGCGCATCATCGCCGTCCCCGGCTTCTCCGAGGCCACGGTCGGAGCCGCCCTGGGCATCCTGGCGGGCAAGCTGAACGCCATCGCCTACTTCGACGCCGGCCCTATCCGCACGATCGAGGCGGCCGCCGCCTACCGCCAGGGCTTCGGTCAGCGTGAGCTCTTCCTCAGCTATGGCGACTTCACCGCCGCCCATCCCACGTCGGGCGCCGTCGCGCCTTCATTCGCCGCTGCGCGCCGCGTGGGCTTGCGCGCCCTGCTCGATCAAACGGTCGGCTATCACAAGACCACGTCGAACGTGCCGGTCGCCGGTGTCGTGGGAATCACCCCGGCGGTCGCCTGGGATCAGGGGGATGAGAACACCGAGGCCGGCATTCTCAACGGCGCCGACATCGCCTGCTTGATCCGCCGCGACGGCTACCGCTTCTGGGGCAATACCGGCTGCGCCAGTGACAAGTCTTTCGCCTTCGAAAGCGCCGTCCGCACCAACCAGGTGCTGCGCGAAATCATCGCCGATGGCGTCTTCCCCTACATCGACAAGCCGCTGACGCCCCGTCTGGCCCGCTCGATCGTGGAGGACATCAACGCCGTCTTCAGGCGTGAGAAGGCGGCCGAACGGATCATGGGCGCCAAGGCCTACCTGACCGAGGCCAACACCAAGGACCAGCTGGCCGCGGGCAAGCTGCGCATCGCCTACAATTTCACGCCCTGCGCGCCGCTGGAGGATCTCGGCATCGAGTCGGGGATCACCGACGAATACTACGCCGACTTCAACAAGCTGGCGGCCTGACGCCTTCGCGCGCTGCCTCCGCATATCCGTCGATCCCCTTCATTCCCTGAGGTTTTTCTCGCATGAACATTCCGCGCAAGCTCAAGGACTTCGTGGTCCACGGTGAAGGCGAAGCCTTCATCGGCGAAAGCAAATCCTTCACCCGCCCCCCTCTTGAGATGGAAGGTGAAGACAGTCGCTTTTCCGGGATGATCGCCCCGGTCAAGCTGTTCAAAGGCCTGCAGCTTCTTGAAGTCGAGCACACCTACGGCGGCGAGATCCCCGCCCTGAACCGTTCCTTCGGCCGCCATGCCCTGGACGCCTCGCAACTGACCTTCACCGGCGCGTACCAGCACGGCGTCGACGGCAGATATGACGCTCTCGAGATCACCGTGCGCGGCCGCACCTATGCCGTCGATCCCGGCTCCGACGAAATCGGCGGCGACACCGAGGTCACCTACAAGACGACCTGCGTCTATTACCGCCAGGAGCGAAACGGCGAGGTCGAATACGAGATCGACCTGCTGAACAAGATCTTCCTCGTCTACGGCGAGGACCGCATGGCCGAAGAGCGCGAGATCCTCGGCTTCCTGTGATGCCAAATCCCAACAGGCTCGACCGCCCCCTGATCGCCCGTCTCCTCGAACTCGACCGCTCCGCCCGAGCGGCCGCTGAGGCTGTTCGGGCGGCCAGGGCGGTGGCCGACGCCCGCATCTTTCGCGGCGTGAACCGCACGCCCTCCATAACCTGCACTGGTGAAATTAGATGAGCGACGACGCCCAAACCGCTGAAAAGAAACGCCTGACCGTGAACGTGCCTCTCGACACGGCGATCATGCGCGGCAAGCAGGAGATCAAGTCCCTGACCCTGCGCAAGCCCAAGGGCGGCGCCCTGTCCGGCGTGAAAACGGTCGATCTGCTGAACCTTGACCTGGTCGCGGCGTCCAAGGTGGTCCCTCGCATCTCCTCGCCCCGGATCACCGCCCAGGAGTTCCTGGACATGGAGGCCGAGGACTGCGTTGCCGTCGCCGGCGAGGTCGCGGCTTTTTTGCTGCAGAAGCGGCAGAAGGTCGAACATGGCCTCGAAGCATAGACGACGCCTTCGCCGACATCGCCGCCGTCTTCCACTACTGGCCGTCCCCGACGCCGATGGAAGAGATGACCATCACCGAGATCCTCGATCTGCGCGACCGCGCCGTCGAGCGATGGAACCGGATGCACGCCGCCCCTGATCAGGGGCGGCGCTGAGACCCCCATGTCCCGCAATCTTCGCCTGCAGATGATCATGGACGCCGGTGGCAACGCCACCCGGTTCCTGAAGGGCGTGCGCGGCGAAACCGATGCGACGTCGAAGGCGCTGCGCGCCGCACGCGAGCGCGTAACCGAACTGCAGCGAGCGTCAAAAGACGTCGCCGCCTACCGTCAAATGACGGACAAGGTCGCCCAGACCCGCAAGGCCCTGGCCGAAGCCCGCACGGAGGCAGCGCGCTTGGCCCAGGCCCATAAGGCGGCCGAGAACCCCAGCCGCCAGCTGACGCGCGCCTTCGAACTGCAACGCGAGAAGGTGAAGAGCCTGAAGGCCGCCGAAGAAGGGCGACGACGAAGCCTTCAGGACATCCGCGCCCGCCTGGATCAAGCCGGGATATCGACCAAAAACCTGGCCGGCGCAGAAGCCAAGCTCGCCCATGACACCAGGGCAGCGAACCAGGCCCTTGGTCAGCAACGCGAAAAGCTGAAAGCGCTTGAGGACCGTCAGCACCGCATGCAGGCGGCGCGGGCCACCTATGACCGAACCCAGCAGTTCGCCGGCACGGCCGCAGGAGCGGGCGCCTCAGCGATCGGCGCGGGCATGGCGGCCGCAAGCCCGCTGATCGCCGCCAGCGGCTTCGCGATCAACTTCCAGGACGCCATGCTGGACGTGAAGAAGGTCGTGGACTTCGACACGCCCCAGCAGTTCGCCGAGATGAATCGCGACGTCCTGCAGCTGTCGAAAGACCTGGCGCTGCCCGCTGAGGGCGTCGCTCAGATCGTCGCTGCCGCGGGACAGGCCAAGATCCCCCGCGAGGAACTTCGCGGGTTCGCCAAGGACGCCGGCGAAATGGGCGTGGCCTTCAACACGACCACCGAGGACGCGGGCAAGAAAATGGCGACTTGGCGGGTCGCCTTCAACATGACCCAGCCTGCGGTTCGAGGCTTGGCCGATAAGATCAACTACCTGGGCGACAACGGCAACGCGACCGCCCTGGCCATCTCCGATGTCGTCACCCGCGTCGGTCCCCTCGCCGGCGTCGCGGGCGCCGCCGCCTCTGAGGTCGCCGCCCTGGGCTCGACCATCGTCGGCATGGGCGTGGCTGAAGAGATCGCGGCCACCGGCATCAAGAACACCATGCTGGCCCTGACCAAGGGCGAAGCAGCCACCAAGGCGCAGCAGAAGGCCTATACCGCGCTCGGCCTGGAAGCCGTCGATGTCGCCAAGCGTATGCAGATGGACGCCGGCGGAACCATCGTCGACGTCCTGGAGCGTGTGAGCAAGCTGTCGCCCGATCGTCAGGCCTCGATCCTGACCCAGCTGTTCGGCTCCGAATCCGTGGCCGCCATCGCTCCCATGCTGTCGCAGCTGGACGTGCTGAAGACCAACCTGGGCGCCGTGGCCGACAGCCAGAAGACCGCCGGCTCGATGTCGGTCGAGTTCGCAAACCGCATGTCAGGCGCCAAGGGCGCCATCGACCAGGCGACCGAGGGGTTGAAGGGTTCGGCGATTGCGGCGGGAGAATCCTTCCTTCCTGTAATCCGCGAGGTCGCCCTGTTCGTCGGCCGCCTGTCTGAGCGGCTGACCGCCTTCGCCCAGGCCCACCCCGGCGTGATCAAGGTCGCCGGCGTCCTTCTGGCCATCGTCTCGGGCGCCCTGCTCGTGTTCGGCGGCCTGGCGCTGGCGGTCGCGGCCGTGCTCGGTCCCTTTGCCCTCCTGCAGTTCGCCCTGACCGGAGCGGGCGCCCTGTTCGCTCCCCTTCTGGCCGGCCTCGGCGGCGCCATCGCCTCGACCTGGGCCTTCACCGCCGCACTGCTGGCCAATCCCATCACCTGGATCGTCGTCGGCATCGTGGCGCTCGCCGCCGCCGCCTTCCTGATCTACAAGAATTGGGGCGCGATCAGCACCTGGTGGGCCGGGATCTGGACCCGCATCAAGGAGATCGGCGGCGCGGCACTGCAGTTCCTCACGGGCCTGTTTGTCAACTTCTCGCCCGCCGGCCTGCTGAGGACGGCATTCAGCTTCGTCTGGCCCTATCTGCAGAGCCTCGGCCCCCGTTTCATGGAAATCGGCGGCGCAGCCTTCAGGTTGTTCACCAGCCTGTTTCTGAATTTTTCTCCGGCCGGCCTGCTGATCCGCGCCTTCAGCGCCGTCTGGCCCTACCTGCAGAGTCTCGGACCTCGCTTTCTCGAGTTTGGCGGCCATCTGGTCAGGGGGATCATCAACGGCGTCCTGGGCGGCATTCCGGCCTTGGTTCGCGCCGTCATGACTGCGGGCGGACGGTTGATCACCGGCTTCAAGGAGCGTCTGGGCATTCGCTCGCCCTCGCGCGTCTTCGCTCAACTGGGCGACGACACCATCGCCGGGCTGACGCGAGGCCTTGATCGATCGGCTGGCGATGCCGTGTCCTCGGTGGCGCGTGTCGGCGCCGGGATGACGGCCGCGCTTGCCCTTGGCGCTGGAACGCCGGCGATCGCCTTTGATGACGGCCCGCGCATCGGTGCGACGCAGCCTGCAACGGCGTCTGCTCCCCCGCCGCGCGCCCCGTTCGGCGGCAACGTAACGATCAACATCTACCCGCGCGAAGGTCAGAGCGCCCGGGAGATCGCCCAGGAGGTGGCCGATATCCTGAATGACGGCGGCAACGGCTCCTATGAAGACGAAGGCGAAGGGTTCGACTGATGGCGCTCATGAACCTGGGCATGTTTGTGTTCGACCTGCCGACGCTGACCTACAACCAGCTTCAGCGCCGATCGACGTGGCGGCACGCCACCAGCGACCGGGTCGGCGCGCGCCCGGCCGGGCAGTTTGTCGGCCCCGGCGACGACGGCATCACCTTGACCGGCATGCTCGCCCCTATCGCCTTCGGCGACCCCGGCAGCCTGGATGAACTACGTCGCATGGCCGATACCGGCGAGGCTTGGCCTATGCTCGATGGCGCGGGCCGCAACTACGGCGCCTTCGTCATCACCGCCCTGGACGAGTCTCAGAAGTCGATCCTGGACAACGGCGTGCCCAGAATCTCCGACTTCTCTGTGACGTTGCAACGCATGGACGATCCCGTCCTAGATGCAGACCCGACCGCCTGATGTTTGGCGCGGTCAACACCCACACCTGGCGCGGCTCGATCGGCCGGTATCGCCATCGCCAGGCCGCGTGGAGCCTTGTCGTGGACGGTCGCGACATCGGCGCCGAAGTTCGCCCTCGCCTCATCAGCCTCAATCTGACGGAAAAGCGCGGCACGGATGCGGACGAACTGGAGCTCACGCTCAGCGACCATGACGGTCAGCTTGCGATCCCGCCGAAGGGCGCCCTGATCACCTGCGCCCTTGGCTGGCGCGACCTCGGAGCCACCACGCCGCTCCAGCTGATCGAAAAGGGGCGGTTCAAGGTGGACGAAACCGGCCACGCCGGGACGCCCGACGTGCTGACCATCCGGGCGCGATCGGCCGATCTGACCAGGGCGTTTCGTCAGCGCCAGGCGAAGTCCTGGACCGACACGAACCTTGGTGCGGTCCTCTCGGATCTGGCAGGGCGAAACGGCCTGCAGCTGAAGTGCGCCCCTGACAAGGCGTCGATCGCCATTCCGCACCTGGCGCAAAGCCTTGAAAGCGACGCCGCCCTGATGGCCCGGCTAGGCCGCATGCATGACGCCGCCGCCACGGTGAAGAACGGCTCGCTGATCTTCATGGGATGCGGCGCAGGCGTCAGCCCTGGCGGCGAGGATCTGGGCGTCGGCGCCATCACGCGGGCGGACGGCGACAAGCACAACTGGAAGGAGGCCGAACGCGGGGCCTATTCCGGCGTCATCGCCGAATGGCACGATCGGTCGGGCGCACGCCGCAGTAAGGTGGTCGCCGGCTCCGAAGAGAACGCCAAGCGCCTGTCGCGCACTTACGCCAGCGAGGCGTCAGCCAATCGCGCGGCCGAGGCCGAGTTCAAAAGGCTGGAACGCGGAGCGGCGGAATTCTCCCTCACGCTCGCGGCCGGTCGACCGGATCTATTTCCTGAAAAGCGGGTGTCGGTCAGCGGCTGGAAGCCTCAGATCGATGCGCCCGGATGGCTGATCACCGAAGCGCGCCATAGCCTGTCTGGTTCGGGCTTCGGAACCAGGCTGCAGATGGAACTCGGTGGCTCAGGCAACGAGCCAAAAGCCTGAGCCAGACGCCTGTGATCTCACAACTATATGGAGCGCCGGAAC